ATTGTTATCTCATAACTCATGCTGGCATGAATTTACTTGGCTTGATTGCAGGAGCCTGCTTCTTGGTTCCTGTGCGTTCTTTTCTAATATCAGCCATCATTTCATATAGTCTCTTTGCGCCTGCTTTGCTAGATCCATTACCTAGATGAGACACCACATCGGCAGGAATTACAAACTCTCCATCAGCAAGACGGGCAGGCTGTTTATCGCCAATCACGGCTGGAATGTCATCACTCATGCCGTCCCCACCCCCTGACAAAAATCGAGGAGTTCCACCGCCTGCAAAGTTCTTCTCTGCGGTGCCAAGCATGGTGTCATCACGACCCATAAACCTATAGTAGTCCTCTCCCATCAGGGGACGAGACTTAGGACGACCACCTTGTTTAAACGCTGTTAGACCACCGGCAGCGTAGTAGTTGTCTTCTTTATCAAAATCCACACTACGCATTGAATCCATGAGACCACCGCCTGCCGCCGCTAAATATGGATCACGGGCGGTAAAGGTCGGGCTAAAGTATGCGGCTTCGCTTGTGTCCCCTGCTGGCCTGTCGTAAGCCCCAGTTTGTGGATTGTATTCAAAGTCATACGGGCGAATCATGGCGTTTGATTTTGGAGGCTCAAATGGCTCCGGTTGTAGGGCCGGAGTTAAAGCGGCTGACCCGTATTTAAACGCTTGCCCGGTAGTTAGCCCGGGCTGAGGAACAGTGGCGGCTGAAATATCTACATTAGGTGTGTAAGTTGCCGGGGTTGCGGTTGGAACAACTGGATTTCCAGAAGGAAGTGGTGCTCCACCAAATCCTTGTGCCAAATTAACATTTGGTTGAATAATGTTTGAAGGTGTCATGCCCCCTTGTAATGAAGACTCCATTCCGGGTATTGGCTTAGTCTGTAATGCCGCATCAAGTGGGGTGGGTGGTGGGTTACTAAGCATTGGAGAGCCTTGAGCAATAGTCTCTGGCGTTCCAGCAAGCCCAGAGGAACCAGCCAAACCTTCACCTAAACCAGCCCCGCCATAAGCGCCTAGGCCAGCCATAATGCCCTTCTTAAGGCTTCCTGTGCCTAAAGCAGTGGCACCACCTACAGCAACGCCAGTACCGACTGCACTGCTAGTCCCTAGTGCTTGACCAATGGCAGATCCGACTCCCGGGGCAAATGCGTTTAAACCAAGTCCAACTAAGGCTGGTAGTAGCGCTTTGAGGTTGAATGCTTCGGGATAACCCGTATTTGGGTTAATGGTCATGCTCGTTCCGTTTGAACGGGCTAGAGCCTGTAATCCTGCGACTTCCCGTGGGTTCATATGAACCAACATCGAGTCGCCACCTCGACCATAAGCCTCACCACCTTGTGCATAGTTCATAACTTGCCCACCATATCGATAATTTCTAATTAAACCACCTTGTTTGTTACTAGGACTAGCCCCATCGGAGCCAGCATCATTTCCACTATCATTTGATCCGCCCGCATCCATAGATCCACCTATCGAAGGTGCGCCACCTACATCTCCACCTCCTCCGCCTCCCCCCCCTTGATCTGCGTCAGATGGAGCAGATGGTGCAGGAGCAGAAACATCAGGGGCGCTTACAACATCCATAGCGGCATCTACTGCCTGTTGTGCCGCTGTTACTTGATTTGCCTCTGTTTCTGCTTGGGTTTGTTCTTGTGCATAAGCGGCAATCATTGCGTCTAAAACAGATTGTGCCTGTCCGGGAGCAGTGGCGCCGGGAGAAATACCCTCAACAGATACCGCAGCCGGGGCTGGAACAGCAATCCCCGGAGGAGGAGGAGAATACGCATCCACAACTGCATCATCTATTGGGGCTGGATCTTGCTTTGCATTAAATGCGTTTATGGCACCAACCGTAAGTCCGATGAGACCCAAAGGCCCAGCAATCGCAGGAACAGCCAATCCAGCCACTGTCGCTGGGGTAACCCCAAATCCAGCCACGGTAGGAGTTCCAGCAATAGGACTAAAAAATCCACCCCCTTCTGGAGCAGTGCCCATTACCCCGCCAGATTGGAATCTGGGGATTGATCTGGGGTAGGCGTTTAAACCGTTCATATTGAGATTATCCTGAATTTGTCAAGTGAAGTCTATGGGGCTATGGTAACTGTAACTGCCCCCACAGAACCGGAAGCGGATACCGAAGAAAGGCGTACTACAGTCTTATATAGGAGCGAGGAAACAAACGTGATTGACCCTATAACGGAGGGGACGGCGGGTCTGACAAAGGGCGAGACTTGTGGGCCGTCGTGGTAAATATAAACACCATTAGTTGGGGTGGTGGGGTTGCCAGCCAGATCTGTAGCCCAATACAACTCAATCTCATCTCCAGCGATAGCAGTAAAAGTAGCCTCGGAATACCCGCAAATATAGCCTTCTTCCCCCGGACTAGCACTTTTACGGGCTGGGATGGTAAAGATTGTGGTTGAGTTGTCTACGTCTATATTATTGGCTTTAAGCCAAACCGTGGCGTAATGGATAGCGTTTGCCGTATTAATAAACTGAAGGCTAAAAGTAATTTTATAAACCCCGTCATAGGTAGCCGTTGCCGAACCGGGGGGATTAAGTGTCCATCCATACTCAGAGTCAAGCGTATTAAATTTAACCTGAGTGGCGGTGTTATTACCACTAGCAACCTGATCTGTTGAGTCAGATGCGGCAATATGAGGAAAGACTAAGTTTTGACCATACCCAACAAAATCCCCACCATAAAAGTTATCGGCACGGTACGAATTGGCTTGGTTAGGGGTAAGCGAATCTAGTTGGTTAAAATAGAGGCGAAGTATACGAATCAGATCCGTGTGGTATCTCTGGTCGTATTCAACAGGCGGTACCGGTAATGCTGGCGCCTGAAACTTCTCAAGTGCCATTAGCGTTTACCGTCCGCACGAGCATCTAATCTTGGAACACCTAATTGCCAGTTAACTCCTAAGTCCTCTGAACTAATCTTTAATGCCATCTGACGGGCACGAGCACGGATAAATACCTGCTCCGTATAAACATCCACCGCAGTCTCGATTACCGGCTTAGAGTCCGTTGTACCTACAGGTTGAAAGCCTGACCCGGGGAAGTTACGGGGGCGAATCTGCAATGTTACTTCTGGTGCAGCGGCAGTAGATTTAGCAAAGTTAACGTCAGGGAGCATACGACGAGTCAGCATAAACTGCTCACCATCGGCAATATCAAAGTCAGATGATTGGATGTAAGACTCTATTGGAGCGCCATCATCATCTAATCCATTTTCTTGATCATAGAGAACCCCGGTATCGCTTCCGCTAGGCGTATTAACCGCCATAGGATACTCACGCAACGGACTATCTAACCAAGCAGTGCGGTCAATATTCCCGTAATACCAAATACGCTCAAGATAGTTATAGATTACATAACGGTTGGGGTACGAAGAAGTGGAACTTGGGTATATCCACCAGACTTCATTCCAACCCTCGTTTGTGCCAGAAATAATAGTATCGGCCTGACCGTAGTTAATATCCTGATAAACAAACTGCCGCAGGGTACAAGGGAGCGTCTCGACACGACCTGAATAGACATAAAACTTATCGTGCCCCATCCAGTAAGTGACGTTATTTACGGTCACGCAAGCCCGTGGGCTAAGGATAGAGATGTTATCTGCTAGTTCCTGTAAGCCAAATACGTCCGTAGTTCCAAGGTATTGGAAAGAATAAAGGTGTGACTCTGTCCACACCAATATTTCTTGTCTGGTTGGTAAGGCACGTACAATCCTTGAACCCCTAGAGACTCTTATAAATCCCGCAGAGTTGGTAGGCGTCGGAGTCCATTGACCCGGATTATCCTGATCAGCCCACCTAATAAGAAGGGGGTCAAAATCAGCCACATTAGTAGAACCAAAAGGCACACTCCCAAAAGCGAGAAGATGCTTGTCGTTTTGCGATACAAGAACCTGCATAACTTTGGCTGGTACTGCATTTGCGCTGTATCCATCTGCGGTAGCCTTCGTTGAAAGAAGAATTGCGTTAGTTTGAAGCGCTACCCCGGGATTAACAGAAGACCCACGCTCCCAATAGTAAACAGGGCCATCCCGAAGATTAGCAACTAAATCGTTATCAAAGTTGTCATACCACCAATCACTGCCACTTAGAGCAACCGGTATTGTGCCACCAAGGCCCCACTCAAGACGACCCCATGTGTCCGTGCCCCAGCCATAACCAAACGTACCACCGGGAGTACCAACGGCTATTTGGTACTTACCAATTGTTGCGGAACCACCATTACCGGAATCAGATGCATTAGCCGTTACTGGAACTTCTATGGTATAGGCGTTGGCATTAATTATCGTAGTAATCTCAAAACCTTGATTAACATTTAGGATTGCAGCGGTGACATTACCCCCCAAAGAAACAGCGTCAACAAATTGAACGTAGTTGCCTACTTGTGCCGGTGCTCCAGTATCTAAAACCGTTACGGTAGAAGAACCATTAGTTGCAGTAAATGTTACGTCCCCAGCAGCCGTTGTGGCTTGAAGGGGGGTGATGTCATAAAAGTATCCACCCGCTTCTATGTATAACTTTAGATTTGTCCCAACGGCTAGTAGATTGTCACCAAAAGTTGTTACGTAGTTAAACAGTTGTCGGCAGGTACCGAGAAAGGTATTAGGCGTCTGTTTAAGCCAGCCACCAATCTTTTGAGGAAAACCAGATAAGAAGCGAACTTTGTCGCACTCAAACCAGCCACCCTCGTTAGAGTAGTTGGTCTGATCCCGGTTTACCCCCGGTTTAAATCTAAGTGCTATGAATGGCATAAGTCACCAAAGATACTTTCTCATGCGGGGCGCAGGAAAAATTGTGCTTTCCTCATGAATGTGAATTTGTCTAATAAAAAACACTAAAGTTAATCGTGTAGAATCGTCTTCATCCCCATAAAATTCATTTGCCCCGTGAAATAAATGACCATCAAAAAGAACTAAACGATTGTATTCTTCTTGTATAGTAACTGTTGGTCTAAATTGCTTATTATTTTCTAGTCTAAAGCCATCAATATCTGTAATTAAATGTGTATTTTCAAAACTTTTTATTTTTTTATCTGAATTTTTTAAGATGGTGTTTATAGGGTCTGTGGGTCTATAAATTGTAGTACCACATTTATTTTCTGATTTGGATAAATAAATAATCCCCGTACATATATTTTCATCACCGTGAATCCAACCTCCTTGATATTTACTATCTACTTTTTGAAAATGTGCATTTGTATTCCATAAAATTTTTGTTTTTTCTAAATCATAAAATAAGGAAAAAACTTTATTTACCGTGTTGTTAAATAAAGTGGGGTTTAATTCGTGTAAAGGTTTACTACGTTTACCGGGCCATTTATTTTCTGGATCTAGTAAATATTCTTGCTGCAAAGCAAATTCCCGCACCGCATCAGGGTACTCAAAAAAGTCATCAACGACGGTGATTGGAAAATGCAAAGTTTTCATTAGGCTACAAGTCCTTTTAGATACACCGTTTTACCGCCCTGCTTGGTAGCCGTCAAGTTCTCTTTCTTGAGGTTGGCAGGGTCGTAGGAGACGTGCACCCAGCCCGAATCCGGCACGCCGGGGGTGTAGAACTCAAGGATCAACTGGGTGTACTCAAGGTTGTCCATAATCCACACGGCTAAGTCTGCGTTGGCAATACCGGGAATCTCGATGTCGCTTGCTTGACCCTTGCAATGGTCTGATGTGCGTGATCCCCCAACTTTGGCATTAACGTCTGGGCTGCGGTACCCGGAGTTGACCTTAACTCCGGTTTGGAAGTGGTCACGGACGGGCTGGAGTACCTTCTCACAGAGTGTTTTAAGATTAGCAATCTCAGCCTCCCCCGGTGTGTTGTCCATATCATGCCGCAGTGCAGTATCAGACTTCACCATCTCGGCAAGCGTAAAGTTGGCGGTCAGGTTCATTTCTTCTTGTCCATAATCTCGTCAAGTTGTAAGGATTTTTCCTTACTTCCAGCGCTAGAGCCAAAGTAGTAGCCAAGCACCATTGTCATGGCGGAGGTTAAGGCGCCCAGTACGTAGATCAAAATGTCCTTGGATTGGTTATTCACATCAACAAAAATAATTACCAAGAACAAGATAAAGGTCAGCGACACCGTGCCCAAGGCCAGAATCGGGGTAATGATCTTGTTTATAGTAGGAGCAAACTCGCTTGTGGCAATCTCAATCTCCCGCTTACGGGCGGAGTCCATCTCTTTGACGTGCGCCTCAAGTTCAGCCAGTTGACCCTTCTGAGCCATCTCCATGAGGGTGGCCTGTGCTTTGGCCTTGGCTTCGGGGTCAGGCAAAACCTTGTCCAGTACCTTTTCTCCGATACTTAATAGTGCGGCTATGGGTAACATTATTTCTTACTCCTTGAAAGCATGGTTGCGGCGATATTAAGCATCGCCCGGGTTTGATCTAAATCATCGGGAGGTGTTGCCCATCCCACAGTAATCTGTCCTACAAATCGACTCGGCTCAGGGGGGATACTTATCCTGCACCCAAACCGCATACCCTTCTCGATGTACCAAAGGCCAATCTCTGATTGTGCCGCCTTATATTCCCCGCAAGGAATAGTTCCTGCCATGAGCGCCACTACGTCCTGATTGTTGGATTGGTTGGCGGTAAAGAGTCCTACGTCCAGCCCGTCATTGGTTTTGTCTCTACCCTCTTTGGTATACGCCCGATATTGCACCCGGGTTCCGAGCAGGGGGTTCACCTTAAACACTGCCACGGTAGTCGCCCCCGTGGTCTTAAATAGGTGGGCTACAGCATCCTCAACCCTATCTTCGGCAATCTCAGGGAGTTTCTGACTTTCTTTATAGGTGCCCACGATCAGGTCTTTGTTGTCGTACAGCATCCAGCCACCGAAGGCCAGCACCGCCATAAGTATCAGGGCGAAGAGTTTAAACGGCGAGTCAACATACGCCAGCACTTTAGATAGCGTGTCGTTAGCGTTTAGTTTCTCAGCCATCTGTAATTACCCTTTTGTTGCTAAATACAGTCCGACGTTGCTAAAGGCATACCCGGCAAAAACAATAGCCATAGCAAAATTGCCCTTTGTTGATTGTTCAAATCCTATATATGCGTAAATACATCCCACCAAAATGATCAACCAAGGACTCATCGTTTAAACTCTCTGTCCACGGAAGTAAGCCACCCCGTCAATAACTTCACAAAGTTCAGGCGGCAATAATTTCCCATTCTCAAACGTTAGCACAGCAAATCCTGAACACCAATTGACCGGGTTCATTTCTGTATATACAAATTGCTCACCATAAGGTTCTGCCAGCGTCCCGGCGTCTACCCCCCAGCGACGCCCATCATAATCACTAAAGGGGGTCGTTTTTAACTGATGTAAGTGACCGGTCACTATCGAGCGCCCCGATTTCAGGGCATTGTTCCAAGTGCTGTGCACACCATTATGGTATCGATGCTTGACAACAACCGATCCGTTAATGTCAATTCGCCACCCATGATGCCAGCCGGGAAAGTAATCCCACAGAGAAAGCATATCCCCGATCTCAGGAGCATTAACGGCGATGTACCGATGCAAACGAGCGTCGTGATTACCTATCGTCCACAGGAACACAGCGTTCTTTGTGGCGTTACGCACCTCATCAAGACGATCCCTGCAAGCCTCAATCTCTTTCTTTGGTGTGGGTGGGTTCGTGCCCATCAAAGGCTCGTGCCGTGAAATCCTAGCGCCATCCACCACGTCACCGTTCATGATGACTGTCTTGGGCTTGTATTCTTTTATTAGAGAGACAAACGCCTTGTGGGCTACCGTGATCTGATCAGGCCAGTAATGTGCGTCTGATCCAATAAACACCATACCGTTATCAACCTTGTGTTCTAAAATGCGGCGATCTTCAGGTATATAAGTGGTTTGATGAATTTTTTGTGACGCAGAGTAAGCAGGTAAAGCAATTCCTTGTAGCATCTGAATCTTTGCCTTGCGCCCTGCTAAAGCACGAACAGACATACCAACGTGTTCAGCCGCCTTTTGGGTGCTACCAAACCTCTTCATCGCAGAGATTATTTCTTCGTCAGATACTTTTCTTAACGCCACGGGGTTTCCTTGGTAGTTTCACTTCATCAATAGGGCCATGCGAACTTGAGTCGTATAAACAAGCAATCTCAACCGCTTCCCGTGGAGAAGCCCCAAAATGCATCGCCGCTATGGCAAAGTTGGCTCCTGTCCCTATACTCCAAAAATCATTCTTAATTCTTGCAGGAATGATCGAACTCTCATATATCCACAAACCGTCGTGCTTTAAAGCAAGTACCGTAACCTCGGTATCAGAATCCAAGTCGCCCCCGGACTCCATTACCTGATAGAACTTCAGAATCTTGTCCCAATCGCCACAGGCACCGTAAATACAATCTTTGCCCTGCCGTAACTTCTCTACTAAATAAAAACTATCATCGCCGCTTACCATGCTATCTGCGGCAATCTCGCCCGTAGAAAACTTGGCAGCAATCGTGGTCATTACAGGTGCCCCTTAGCAATGTAATAAACAGTTACCATGAAGAACGCTATGGTGAAGCACCAGACCTTTAAAAGTCTTAATTTAGCCAGATCCCTACCAAACTCGTCCTTACCTTCTTTGGCCTCTTTCATCTGGCGCTCTTTAATCGCCTGAATCTCAGCCCATTCCTTCTCGGCTTCAAACTTGCCGTACCGCTCTATTAACTGATCCTTTAATTCGTTTTCCGCTTCTTTAATTTGCTTTAATCTGCGCCACTCAGCAAATGCGGTCATGATGGTGGTATCGCCTGTAACAACCCGCTGCTTTTGTTTAAACGCTTGCTTGGCTTGTAACTCGGCTACCCCTAGACGCTGAATATCATCTACCGCAGACGACAACTCCTTGCCGGACTGAATTGCCGATTTGATTCCCTGCGTGGCACCTTTTGCCGCAGTCAGTATTGGGTCGATGTCCGCCAAGATTCATCCCTATCCTTAAGTCTGACCCCAAGTCTTAGCACCGGCTTTGGGTACAGATGTAGCCCAGACCGATACGGACTTTCTTAACTTCAAGGGTGCACCACAATCGGAGCAAGTGTCAGCCACCAACTCAGCCTCATCCAAGTCATACCCACAGGAGGCACAAACATGGACTTCTTCCGAGCGACAGACTTTTACCCCGTCTACCTTATGCGCTTCAATTACTGTTTTCATTGTGGCTCCTTAGAATTCTGTCCAACCGGTGACAATATACTTTTCATTACTTAGTGGGGGGTTCCCACGATGAGTATGCGTAAATGCAGCGGGCCAGATTACAATCGTCCCCTGCTCAGGTTTAACCCTCATATGTTGGTAAAGAAACTCAGTTTCCCCACCTTCTTGCACATCATTAAGATAAAGAATCCAAGTTAAAAGTCTGTTTGAGCACTCTCTATTACCTGACTCAAAATGCCAAATATGGTACCCACCACCTATTTTAGTTTTTTGAATTTTAAAAGAATAATTGTTATGTCTACCAGCGTCTTTTAAAGCAGCGTATTCTTGTTCATAAATAG